ATGGAAAATCGGACGCGGATCACCAAGACAGTTGTGACAGAGACAGCGCCAGGGCCGAAGGAATTCGTCGTCTGGGACACGTCAATTTCTGGCTTCGGGCTTCGCGTCAGACCCACCGGCGGCAAATCTTTCATCTTCACCTACCGCACCGCCGGCGGAAGGGCGGGAAAGGTCCAGCGCGTTACCATCGGCAACGCGACAAAGCTCAAGGCTGAGGTAGCCAGAGAAAAGGCGAAGGAACTCGCCGGACGCCATCACGGTGGGGTGAGCCCAGCGGCCGAGGTCGCCGACGAAAAGCAGGAAATCAGTGCGGCGAGAAATGCGCCAACGGTAGCGGGGACGCTCGATCGCTTCATCAAGGACCATGCAAGGGTGCATCTGAAGGATAAGACGGCAGATGAGTACGAGCGGCTTTGCGACAAGATCCTGAAACCTGAGATCGGAAAGCTGAAGGTCGCCGCGCTGACGTCAAAAGACGTCTCCGAAATGTACCACAAGCTCCGGCCGAAGCCGACGCAGGCGGCCTTGGCCGTTCGGGTGCTCTCGTCGGCGATGAGCATGGCCGAGGAATGGGGTTTGAGGGATCCGGGCTCAAACCCTTGCGGGATTCGAATGAAGGGTTCGCGGCGGCGGGAGCGCCTTTTCAGCGACAACGAAGTCGCCCGCCTGCAAGCGACCATCGCTTCGCATCAGCGGGAAGAGAAGATGACGAAATCGGTCGCGCTCGCATTGCAGTTGCTGTTCGCTACCGGCTGCCGCGCTGGAGAGATCTGCGATCTTGAATGGTCGAATGTCGATGCCGAAGAAGGCTGGCTCGAATGGCGCGCCCACAAGACGGACAGTGGTGGCGTCCTTCGCAAGGCGATTACGGCTGAGGCTGCGCGTCTGCTCAAAGGCGCCGAGCGGTTCGAGGGGATCCCATGGGTATGCCCCTCCCCTGGCCTGAAACGGCTACGCGTCGAGACACTGGAGGCGGCGTTCGAGCGCGTCATGAAGGCCGCGCACGTGCCGGCCAACGAAAACGCGACGCTGCACCTTATCCGGCACTGGTTTGCGACCAAGACCTATTCCGATCCTTCGATCCCGCTGCCGCTGCAGATGGCAATCGTTGGGCACAAGTCGGTGGCAACCGCGATGAGATATGCTCACGTCGCCCAGGAGGAACTCAAGAAAGCGGCGCGACAAGCTGAAAAGAAGCGCTTGGCGCTGGTCAAATCCGCGGCAAAGAAGGGCAAGGTCATTCGCCTTGCTGACAGGGCGGCATCATGAAGCTGCTCCGTCAGGGCAACGGAATTACCGAGAGCCGCGCCGTGGAAATTGACACTATGTCGGGCGAAGAAGTTCGTGCCTGCGTCACGGAGTACAGCGAGCAAACAAATGACGCCTGGAATCAGGGCGGCCGCACCGCGTTTGGCATGACAACCTTCGCGCAGGTGCAGATTTGCGAACGCATCCTCAACGGAAAGACGAGGCCATTTGAAGAGGACAGCCCTGAGGATTTCGCACGCCGCTACCTCCATCTTCACCGCCTAGCCCAAAACCACATTGCCAGCGGGAACTGTGATCTTGCCGCGCTGACCGCATGGGAAGCGGGAACGGTCTTTGCCCAAGCTGAGATGAAGTGGAGATGGGAGCGGCATGCTCTGGCTGGCGAGCAGACGGCTCGGCGTTTGAACGAAATAACGCGACAGAAAAATCGAGAGCGGAAAATGTCTGCAGATGCCAAGCACGCTCTATGGCGGGACGAAGCCGACAAGGTCGCTTTAGAAAACCCTGGGCTCTCCAAAATTCGGGAGGCCCAGCGTGTGATTGCTCGCTTGGGGCTTGCCGAGAAGCCCGATACCGTCGCGAAGGGCATAAAGAAAGTTCGGATGGCTCTCTAAGCAATCCGAATTTTTTTCCCGCATCGTCTCCATCGTTCTCAAACATAAACGATGGAGATCACGATGAAACTTCTTCTTCCAGTCGACGCCGGCCGCAAGCTTGGGCCAGAGGGCCATCCTATCCCCGCAAGCACGCTGGCTTGGTGGCGAGCTACCGGCCGCGGCCCGAAATACATCAAGGTCGGGCGCCGCGTTTTCTACCGCGAAGACGATCTCGATGCCTTCATTGCCGCCGGTCTTACGGCTCCCGAGGCCGCCTGAAATGCCGGCCCAGTCAAAACGAAACCGCCGCCCGGAGGCAACCGGAGCGGCGGCGATCAAAACGGTTGATCTTGGAGGATCGCAAGGAAGATATTCCCAAAGCAATCGGGACGCAAGGCCACTGTCGCGCTTCGAGCGGCTATGCCTTGGGCAGATCCGACCGCTTCGCAAAAACGTCGATCGAGCATTCCGGATCGGTCTTCTTCGGCAACGCGAAGTCGATTGGGTGATTGAAGATCGATATGGCCGCGGCGGCTTGCCCGAGCATGACGGCGACGAATTCTTTCGTGCTATCGCTAGTGCTTTGCAAGCGGGGGGTCTCGAAGTCCTGCCGAACCTCAGGGGCTGGTGCGGCAGATGGGCTCCGTGGGCACTTGGCCCAGCATATGAAGAGACGTTGGTGGCCGCTGCTCAATCGGTCCAGCATCGAACCCACGATCTTCGTGCTGATGCCGTCGCCAATCTGCTTCGCGTAACCATGGCAGAGCGTCTGGCGCTGGGGCTGCGCACGATCGGCGCCTGCGACGTCACACCAGCTGAACGGCGAAGAATCATGAAGGAGAAGAAGATGCGGCAAGATCGTGAGCGCCAGAGCGCCAAGCGCAACTCCGAGGGCCGAAAGAGCAGATCCGAATACGAGAAAAACTCCCTGTCCCAGCAGAGACCCTGGGAGGCTGAAGGCATCAGCCGTCGGACGTGGGAACGACGTCGTGACGCAAGTGTGTCGAAAGTAGATTCTAATCAGATCGGCGACACACTTGCGTCAATCGCCACGGAGCGCGCCGTCGATCAACACCGCCCAGAAGCATCCGCCTCCCACCATATCCAGGAAAAGAACTGCACCGAACTTCGGCAGCGGCGCGTCGCGGAGCCCCCGCAGCGGAGCGAGGAGGCGCAGCAGAGCGTAGCAAGCCCGAAGGGCGCAGCGGTCGTAGACCTCGCTATTCGCACTGCCATCGAAGCTGCCTTTCAGCGCTTACACGATCCCAACACCCGCTGGCTGCCGGCGCCCGGATCTTCGACATACATGATCGCGGCGTGAGAAGGAAATATCGATGAATAGAAGCCGGATCACTATAGTCGAGCTCGGCTTGGTCCGATGGGGAACCGTCGACGAGATCGCGGTATACATCTCTTATGAGGATGAGGAGCATGTTGAAGCAACCATCCGCTATGAGATTTCACGGGCTTGGCGAGATGCCCGAGCGGACGCGCGGGATCGAGATCTGCGTTTCTCGCTGAGCGACGCACTGGGGATGAAGTTGGCCATTCGCGAGAGGATCTGGGCGCAGGTCCGCCGGTTAAGGAAAGAGCGAGAGTACACCGTCTGAAACGAAAGGAGCGAGCAGCAAACATCAGAAGGAAATAACCGATGACAAAATCGAATGTAATAATCTCGCGCGCTCAATCGCCCTGGGGCGAGCGGCTAAGCCTGGGCGAGGCTGCAGGCTTTCTCCGTATCGGAAAATCGACATTGGAAAAGAAGATGGCTGCTGGCACCGGGCCGCGAGCCGAACTTTTCAATGGACGTTACGAATTCGAGATTCCAGAGTTGAACCGATGGCGACAGGCGCAGTCGAGAAGGGTTTGAAATGCCAACTCCAGACGACTTCCGGAAAGAGCTCCGGCGACAACTTGATCTAGCAAAAGCCGGGGGCCGGCGTGAAGTCGTCGTCAACGCAGGAGAGCTCCACCGCGTTGTTGGCAACTATCCCGATCCCAAGAAGCACCGCATGCCGGAATGTTGCCGAATCATGCGCGAAGAGATGAAAGTCGGCGACGAGATTGTAAGCCAACCGCCAAAAGGGAACGGCGCCAGCGTGAGCATTCGATATAGAATTCCCCGTTAGGCCAACAAGATAGCAAATGACGCTGTATCAACCTCTTGGCATCACGAGTAGCGAAATCGGTGGTGCGATTGCAGAGGTAATCCTGTACGACATTCGCATCAACGGCCTGGGACTGAAGGGTTTCCCTCAAATCACTGTCCGGCGCAGCCCCACTGCCGATGGCGGTTTCTTGATCGGCTTGCGGTTTGAAGATCACGAAGAACTTGTGTCGCTGTCGTACAACGAGGCCAAGGCTGCGGTGCAGCGCTTCAAATCAGGTCAGGGCCACGACCCCGCGATTCTCGACCGCGTCCAGCACGCGCTCGCTACGCTTGAGGGAGTTTCCCGAAGGTAACTTCGTCTCCGGAAATCGCCGGAGGATTCCTCTCCCTTCCGCTTTTTGCCGCACCCGTTGCTCCAAGGATGATCTTCCTATCGACATCGCGGCATGTCGATTTGGACGAAGATAACCGGCCGCTCGGATAAGATCGAGGCGAAGGACTTCACCCTTGCCGATCCGGCGCTGTTGTCGCTGTTCGGCGGACTGCCAACAGCGGCAGGCGTCACCATGGGAGAAGCCGCCGCTATGCGTCAGCCGACGGCGGGCGCCGCGATCCGGCTGCTGGCCGGCGTGCTAGCTACCACCAAGGTGCACCTCTACCGCAAGGACGGTGAAGGCAACCGAGAGCGGGCCGACGATCATCCGGCCGAGAAGCTTATCGCAGGCTTCGCCAATCCTTGGACCCCGGCCGGCGATATGCGCCGCAGTTTCATGTGCCAGGCCGTCAACGAGGGCGCTGCATATGGGCTCGTCTCCAAGGTGCGCGGGACACCCCGCGAGATCCTGCCCCTTCCGAAATCTGCCGTCACGCGTAAGACGGACGATAGCACCGGCGAGCCGTCGTACTCCATATCCCTCAAGGCCGGCGGCACGCGCCAGTGTTCGTATGGCGACATCCTGGAGATCCGGCCCTGGGGCGGCCGCTCGCTGACTGGCGACGCAGCCGAGGCCATCGCCCGCGCCTCGATTATGGCTGATCACGCATCCCGCCTTTTTAGGAACGGCGCGAAGCCGTCTGGCATCCTGAAAATTCCTGGCAAGCTTACCGAGATTGCAGCCCAGCGGATTCGCGCCGCCTGGGAAGCCTCGTTCGGCGGCGAGAATAGTGGAAAAGTGGCTGTTTTGGAGGAAGCAGCCGACTTCTCCACCATCAGCCTCAACAGCGTGGACGCAGAGTACAGCGCCACGATGAAGGCCGCCCAAGAGGATATCGCGCGCGCGTACGGCGTGCCGTTGACGCTGCTCAACCACCTCGAAAACGCGACGTGGAAGAATCCGGAAATGCTCGCGCTGCAATTCCTGCAGTTCGCGATGCTGCCGATCTTCGAACACTGGCAGGGCGCGCTCGCCCGCTGCCTTCTGAGCGACGAGGAGCGCCCAACCTACTTCTTCGAGTTCGACCTCTCCGGCTTTGCCCGCGCGGATCTTTCTACGCGCGCCGCAGCCTACTCCACGCTGATCACGGCGCGCGTCCTCAACCCCAACGAGGCCCGCGCCAAGGAAAACATGCCGCCCTACGAAGGCGGCAACGAGTTCGCCAATCCAGCCATCACCCCCGGCGCAGCCGCGCCGAAGCCAAAGGGCCAAGACGATGAAGAATCCTAGCGTGCCTGAGAATCTGCCTGAGGGTATGCGGCCGGTCGATGTTCCGGGCCTGCCTGGCGTCGTGGCATGGGCAAGCTTCTCAGCTTTGGCCCAGCTTCAGAAGGCTCTCGAAGTCCGCTCGGGCGGCGACATGCTCGCCGCGATGCTCCGCGGCGACCTGCGCGCGATCGAGGAGGCCACCCCTCGCTTTCTCCTCAACAGCGACGGATCGCGCTGGCAAGGCGGCGTCGACCTGGTGCCGATCCCCACGCTCGAGCTCGGCCAGCTTCTCGCCAATGCACTGCACCGGCGACTGTTCGGCACGCCGCTCGAGCTGGAAACCGGCGATGAATGACGCCGGCACGCATATCGCCCTCGACGTTAAGGCCGTCGAGGAGGATGGCACCTTCACCGGCTACGCCTCGACCTTCGACAATGCCGACCAGGGCTTCGACGTCGTTGTGAAAGGCGCCTTCGCCAAGACGCTGGCCCAGCGCCCTGCCGCGAAGCTCAAGATGCTGCGCGATCATGATCCGCGATTGCTGATCGGACAGTGGCTCGATGCCAAGGAAGACAGCCGCGGCCTCGTAGTTAAGGGCCGCCTGCTGCTCGAAATCGACGCGGCAAAGGAAGCTTACGCGCTGCTCAAAGCAGGCGCGCTCGACGGCATGTCGATCGGCTTTCGGACCCTGAAAGATCGATGGGACAGCGCGAAGAAGGTTCGCTTCATCGAAGAGGTCGACCTTCGCGAGATCAGCCTCACAGCCTTCCCAATGAATGAATTGGCCGCCGTGCAGGCGGTGAAGCATGACGAATTCGCTCGGCGCATCGCCGCAGCGATCGACCGGGCCGACGCCCGAATTCGCGCAGCCTGAAGGAGAAAACACAGATGCGCCATACGCTGAAAAAGGAACTGTTCGGCTCCACCAGGATGCCGCTCGAGACGAAGGACGAGGGTGGTGGCGAAAGCGAGGTGGAGCGCGCGATCGCTGCGCTCACCACCACGATGGAATCGAAGATCGGCGAGCTTCGCGCCGAACTGAAGACCGCAACCGATCGCGCCGACGAACTCGAGACCAAGCTTGCTCGGCCGGGCGTCGCGACTGCCTCGGAAGAGGCTACGGCCGAGAGTAAGGCGTTCGCATCGTATCTGCGCAACGGCGACAAGATGCCGGACGAAGAGCGCAAGGCGCTCACCGTCGCCAACGACACCTCCGGCGGCTACCTCGCTCCTTCCGACTTCCAGATCGAGATAATCAAGACGATCGTCATGGTATCGCCTGTGCGCCAGGCCGCACGCGTCGGCAGCACATCGGCCGGCGAAGTCATTCTGCCGAAGCGCACGGGCACGCCGTCTGGTAGTTGGGTTGGCGAAACCGAGACGCGGTCTGAAACGGGATCGACCTATGGCCAGGTCGAAATCCCGGTGCACGAGATGGCGGCCTATGTCGACGTCTCGCTCAAGCTGCTCGAGGACGCCGCTGTTAACATCGAGAGCGAGGTTGCATTCGATCTGGGCGAAGAGTTCGGCCGCCTCGAGGGGGTTGCGCTTGTTGTCGGCGACGGCGTCAAGAAGCCGCTCGGCATCATGAACAACGCTGATGTGCCCTACACCTTCAGCGGCAATGCCAACACGCTGGGCAGCACGCCGGCGGACCTGCTGATCACAGCGATGTATGCGCTGAAGAAGCCATACCGCGCCAACGGCTCGTGGATGATGAACGGCAACACGCTTGCCTCCATCCGCAAGCTCAAGGACGGCCAGGGAAACTATCTCTGGCAGCCCTCCTACCAGGCCGGTCAGCCGGAAACCATTCTCGGCCGCCCCGTGATCGAAGCGCCTGACATGGCCGATATTGGCGCTGCCGCGGAGCCGATCATCTTCGGCGACTTCAACCGCGCTTATCGCATCTACGACCGCGTCGGGATGTCGGTGTTCATGGACCCGTACACCCAGCGCACCAACGGTAAGGTTCGCTTCCACGGCCGCCGCCGCGTCGGTGGCGGTCTCGTGCTGGCCGAGGCGCTGCGCAAGATCCGCTGCGCGACTTCGTAATCGAATGTGCCGGGGCTCGCCGGCGCGCGTCCCGGCTTCCCCGATCTCAAGCGCAATAGGAGAAAACCATGCGCGATCTCGCAAATAGTCTCGGCGCCGTCAACGCGCTCTCACCGGCGGTACAGGCCGCCACCGTCAAGGGCAACGCCATCGATCTCCTGGGCTTCGGCGCAGTGATGTTCAGCATCGTCACGGGCGCTATCGCCGGCTCGGGCAACTTCACGGTAACGGTGCAGGAATCGGACACCACCACGGATGGCGACTTCACCGATGTCGCGTCGGCCAATCTCTCTGGGTCCAATCTCGCAAACCCCCTGGCTGCCGATACCGCCTATAAGGTCGGCTATATCGGCAACAAGCGGTATGCCCGTATCGTCGCCACCAAGAACAGCGGCACGTCGATCGCAGCCTGCGCCGTAGCGGTCAAGGGGCGAGCGGCCAGTAAGCCAGTATCCTAACCACGAGCGCCTGTTCATGACGGCGTGCGGCCCGTCGAATAGCCAGAAGCCACCTGCCCGGGCGCTTGTGCGGTTGAAGCACGAAGAGGGTTGAAGGTTGGCAAAGGTCGCGCACCCCGGCCTCTTTCCTGGAGGCTAAGGGGCGCATGGGGTGGACAGCTACGGCGTATCCACCCCACCAACTCGAGAAAGCGCTATGCCCAGGCTTGCCCCATCCTTCTGTCCGCGCTGCAACCACCGGAAACCTCAGGGCATGCGGTGCGCTTGCTCTCCGTGTCCCAAGCGGGTCGACGCCCGTCCGTCGGCCCGACAACGCGGCTATGACTCTGACTGGCAAAAGGCGGCAGCCGAATATCTGCGCGATCATCAGTTCTGCGAATGCGGCCGCCCGGCAACAGTGGTTAGGCACATCATATCGATCCGGAAGCGTCCCGATCTGCGCATGGTGCGATCAAACTGGCGCGCGGGCTGCCATGCTTGCAACGCCCAGGACGCCCATGCCGAGAGGCGCGGAACGCATATTTCCGACAATGACCGGGGGGTGGGTCGAGGTTCGGGCGCTCGCCCCTGGGACCGCAGCCCCTCCCTCGCGCAAAACTGGACCGAAAAATCTGGGGGTGGTGCATGCTGACCAGACTAGTGCCGCCAGCAAAACTGCCAGTTTCTCTCGCAGAGGCGAAGGAGCATCTCGCCGTGGTGGGCTGGGTGGACGATTCCATGGTTTTTCGTCTGCTTAAGGCTGCGATTGCTGCCTTCGACGGCCCAGAAGGAAAGCTAGGACGTTGCCTAATCAACCAAACGTGGCGATTGGACTTAGAAGGTTTTGATGGAAATATCCGATTGCCGTTGGCTCCGGTCAATTCGATATTGGGTATTTCCTACACGGCTGCTGGCGTTTCAGCCATGCTCGGGACTGCGTCCTATACCGTCACAGGGCTCGAATCCGCCGACTGTTGTGTAATCTCGCCGGTTCTGAAATGGCCGTTCGCCACTGCTGTCTCGATAGCGTTCGTAGCGGGCTTTGGAGAGAGCCCTTGCGAGGTTCCAGAGGACATCCGAAGTGCGATCCTGAGCACCGTCGGTGCGGGATATGGCTGGCGTGAGAGCCAGATCCTCACAACCGGTTCGCTCGCCGATAATCCCGAAGTCTCTGGCACGGTCGATCGGTGGCGCATCAGGGGCTTTGGCTGATGTCGGTTCAGGGTCTCGACAAACTCAATAGCAAACTCGCCGTGATGCCTGCGGTTGCCAAGGCCGAGATCGGCAAGGCGCTGAATGAAGGCGCGGACCGCATGGTGACCTTGGCTCGGGGGCTGGCCCCCGTGGATGACGGTGATTTGCGAACCTCGATTCGCAAGGAACCCGGCAGGCATGAACTTGCCGTGGACATCAAGGCCGGCGGCCCGCTGACGACGCGTCCGGTTCGGCACGGTGCGACTGCACCGACCTTCGACTATGCCGCGAAGCTTGAAAAGGAGTCGCCTTACTTCTTCCCGGCCTACCGCGCCCTCAAACGATCCATCCATGCTCGCCTTGGCCGGGCCTATCGCGAGGCCGTAAAAAAGTCAGGAGGCGGCGTGTGATCGGCGCAGGCGCATTCGACCGTCGCGTGGATATCGAGCGGCTGACGCAACTGCGTGATGCCGGAACGAACGCCGTTGTGGAATCCTGGGCGGTTTTCCTTCCCGGAGTTCCGGCCTCCGTTCGGCAGGCGCCCGGCCGCGAATTTCTGGAGGCAAACCAGATCACATCAGAGCGCCGGGCGGTTTTCACAATCCGCTACACCGACGTCACTGTCATCGATCGCGTCTCATACGAAGGACGGCTCTACAACATCAGCGACGTCCGCGAGCTCGGCCGCCGCCGCTTCCTGGAACTACAGTGTGAGGCCGTCGAATGAAGACCGGACCGAAACCCGCCCTAAAAGTCGTTGCCGCCTCACAGGCCACGCCTACCGTGCCGCGCTGGGTGCCGAAGATCGCCGTCGACGCGTACGAGAAAGCGGCCGCCGAACTGACGCGACACGATCGCCTCACGCCGGGCAACGAGGTTTTACTCGAGCAATATGTCAACGCGGTCGCGGCGGCGCGCCGTGCGGAAAGGTCGATCGCGCGCCAGGGCAGCTATTTCCGGCCCAAGGGTCAGCGCCCGCAGGCGCACCCTGGTTTTGCAGTTCAGGCAGAAGCTCAGAAGCAGATTCGCATGCTCGCCTCGCGGCTGGGCCTGATCGAGGAAAGCCGAGACGCGCGCCGCGCAGCGTCTGGCGAGTCCGATGTGGTCGACGGCGACGAGGATTTCGGCGATGTCTGAAATTCGGCCGGCATGGATCTTCGACGACACGCCGTTGCCGGACCCGCTCGGCCACGGCGAGCGCGCCGTCGCATTCATCCGCAAGCTGAAGCATCCCAAATCCCGCAAGCCTTTCCAGCTTGATCGTTGGCAGGAGCGCATCGTGCGCCGCGTTTATGGCGACACCGACGCGGCAGGCCGGCGCCGGATCCGCACCGTCTATCTGCGCGTCGGCCGTGGCAACCGGAAAACCTCTCTCGTCGCCGGGCTAGCCTGCCTTCACACCTTCGGACCCGAGCGGGTTCCCGGCGGGCTTGGCATTGCCGCCGCGGTTGATCGTGATCAGGCGCAATTGACCTGGCGCGAGGCGTGCGGGCTGATCTCCATGAGCCCGACGCTCGTCAAGGCGACGGAGAAGCGCGAGGCGCCCGTTTTCAGAATCATGCACCCGAAGTCGGGCAGCGTGTTTGAAGCCGTGTCGTCGGATGGCGATTCGAAGCATGGCCGGACGCCGCTCTTCGTTGTCACCGACGAGATCCACGCCTGGCAGGGCCGCAAGCTCTGGGCGGCACTGACCACCGGCCTATCGAAGGTGCCCGGTTCGCTGCACTGGATCACCACCACAGCCGGCGCCGGCCAGGACGGGCTTGCGTTCCATGTGGAGAGATATGCCCGCGACGTAGCGAGCGGCGCGATCGATGACCCGAGCTTCCTGCCCATCATATTCGAGACGCCTGCCGAATTCGACTGGCGCGACGAAGAAGGATGGCATTTCGCCAACCCCGGCCTTTCGCTCGGCTATCCCGACATCGTCGGCTTGCGGTCGGCGACCCGACAGGCGGAACACGTCCCTGCAGCCAAGGCCGAATTTCAGCAGTATCATCTCAACCGCTGGCAGGATGCGGCGCTGTCGCCCTGGCTCGACATGGCGATTTACGACCGTGGCGGCGACGAGGCCGTCGATCTCTCCGCGTTCCATGGTCGACAAGCGTGGGTCGGCCTCGACTATTCCCTGGTCTCCGACATGACGTTCGTCTCCGTCGTGATTCCGGATGATGATGGCGACTATGTCGTCGGTGGCTGGGGTTTCCTGCCCGAAGAGAATATCGCCCGGAAGGAAGAGCAGGATCGCGTGCCATATCGCGAATGGGTGGCGGACGGGCACCTGATCCTCACGCCTGGCAATGTCATCGACAAGCGCGTCATCGCCGACAAGCTGCGCGAACTATACCAGCTGTTCGAGGTGCAGGAGATCAGCGCCGATCCCTACAAGGTTCGCGACATGCTTGCCGAACTGGCCGAGGAAGGGCTTCCGACGGCAGAGTTTCGCCAAGGCTGGGTTTCGATGTCGCCGGCGATCGAGACGGTGCAGGAGATCATCCTGGGCGGCCGCATGCGCCATGGAGGCCACCCTATCTTGCGCCGCCATTTCGCGAACGTCGTCACGAAGCAGGACAGCGCGGGCAACCAGTCTTTCCACAAGGGCAAGTCGATCGGCAAGATTGACGGTGCAGTGGCGACCACCATGGCCGTGCATCGCGCTTCATGCGGGGAAGCCGGCATCTCGGTCTATGCGACTGACGAGCGGCCCGACGGGCTCCTGTTCTTCTGATCGAGGGCGACGCGATGGCCGAAACGACCGACAACCACAAGCTGATCGTCTCCCTCGAGGCACGCATCAACAGCTATGAGAAGGCCCTGCAGCGCGCCCAGGGCCAGACCAACACCCGCATGAAAGGGATCGAAGCGGCTCTTCAGCGCCCTCAGCGGGCGCTTGAACAGACTGGCCAGAGCGTCAACCGCGTGCTGCGCAAGATGGAAACCGATGCTGCGCGCTCATCGCAGGCGATCGGGACGAGCTTCAAGGCGATCGGTGCCAGCCTTGCCGCTGGCATCAGCCTCCAGGCCGCAGAAAAGTTCATCGATAGCGCGATCCGTATTCAGAACGCCTTAAAGGTCGCAGGCACCCAGGGCGCGCAACTGACGAAGGTCTATGACGCTCTGTTCGCTTCCGCGCAACGGAATGCCGCGCCGCTGGAGTCGCTGGCAGTGCTCTACGGGCGAGCCGCCCAGCAGCAGAAGGAGCTTGGCGTATCGACCGAGCAATTGCTCAAGTTCACCGACGATGTCGCCGTCGCGCTGCGCGTCACCGGAACCAGCGCGGAAGGTGCGCAGGGCGCACTCTTGCAGCTCGGGCAGTTGCTCGGCTCGGGTACGGTCAATGCCGAGGAATTCAACAGCGTGCTGGAGGGTGTGCCCACGATCGCCCAGGCGGCGGCTCGCGGCATCAAGGAAGCTGGCGGCAGCGTCGCGGCGCTGAAAAAGCTTGTCGTTGACGGCAAGGTCAGTTCGAAAGCCTTCTTCGACGGTTTCCAGGCAGGCGCCGTGACGCTCGCCGATCAGGTGGCGACGTCAGAGACAACGATCTCCGGCGGCTTTGTCCGCCTCCAGAACGTCCTGATCGATGTGGCGAAGCAATTCAATCAGAACGCCGACGCCGCCGGCCTGATGAACAATTTCCTCGACGATCTCGGCGCCGGCATCCGCGAGCTCGGCGCCGCCCTGTCAGCGGTTGCCCCGCTTTTCAAGGAGTTTGGAGATTATCTGAACTGGATCAACGAGGGGGCGACGAATTTCGGCAAGACCATCGGCGAAATGACCGGCGCGCTCAAAATCGGCGATGCGCTCCGCGGGATGTTCGCTGGCGGCGTCGATCTTGATCCAACGCAGGCGAAGCTAGAAGAACTCCAGAAGACCGTCACAGCCCTGCAGGACGCGATCAAGTTCAACACCGAAATGGGCATCGACACTACGACGGTGCAGAGCCAGCTGAATCAGGTGCTAGCCAAGATTGCGGCGATCAAAAATGGCTCCGCGAACATCCCGTCTGGCGCGCCGGCAGCCGTTCCCCGCTACCAGCCAGGAACGCCAGGCGATCCGAACGCCCTGGCCTCACAGTCTACGCTCCCGACTACCCTGGTTAAACCCGTTACCTTGGCCGACTATCCGGTCAACGGCACGGCCAAAGCCACGAAGTCAGCGACCAAGGATCTTGAGAAGTTTGCCGACAAGTTGGCGGAACTGAAGCAGACCGGCGCCGCGGCTGGGTTGAGGGAGATCGACCGTCAGGTGGTGCAGTTCGCGACGTCGCTCAAGAACGGCTCCAAGATGATGGCGCAGTATATCGCCGCAGTGAAAAGCGGCGATCTTTCGAAGGCACCGGCACAGTTGCTCCAGGCCCGCAAGGCGTTCGTGGAAATTGCTGCCGCCAATCAGGCCGCCGACATCATCCAGAAGTACGGCACGGGCGCGCAGGTCACGAGCCAGTTCGCGGAGCAGCAAGAGATCTTGAATGCAGCCGTAGCCAACGGCTCGATTACAGCTGGCCAGGCCAAGACTGCATATGCGGATTTCCTGTCACAGTTCGGCCAATATCAGTGGATCGAGCAGGTGACCGACGCCTTTAGCAGCTTCGCCGACTCCGTTATCGATGACTTCGACAATATCGAAGACGCCGCCAACTCACTGGTGAAGAACCTCGCCAAGATCCTGATCAACGCCACGCTCATCCAGCCTTTCGAGGATTGGCTCAAGGGCGCGCTCGGGCAGGCGGTCAACACGGCCAATGCAGGTGGAAGCTCCGGCAGCATCGTCGGCTCGCTCTTCAGCAGTGCGGCGAGCGCGGCCGCCAAGGCCGCGACCCAGGCCGCAAGTGCGCCGATTACCGGCACGTCGATATCCAATATGGCCAAGGCAATCCAGATGATCGAGTCCGGCGGCAACTATCAGGCGCTCGGTCCCGTGACGTCGAGTGGAGACCGCGCTTACGGTGCCTATCAGGTGATGGGCGCGAACATCCCTTCATGGACTCAGATGGCGACGGGCACGTCGTTGACGCCGAGCCAGTTCCTCAACAATCCTGGCGCGCAGGATGCCGTCTTCAATAAGGTGTTCGGTGCCAACGCGGCGAGGTACGGCTCATCCGACGCCGCGAGCATCTGGTTTTCCGGACGTCCGCTTGCCGACGCAGCGTCGCGCTCGGACCAGTTGGGCACGACGACACAAGCCTATGTCGACCAGTTCAACGCCAATCTGAAAAAACTCGGCGACACGGCGTCCGATGCAACTGGCGGCATAAGCTCGCTCGCCGATACGACCGTCAAGGCATCGCAGTCGATCGTGAACCGCATCAATCTGGCCGAACCAGATTTCGCCGCCAAGGCTGATCCAAATGGTTTTGCCAACATGCTCGGCATCACGCCCGGCACAGGCTCTCTTTCGACCGGCGGCGGCATCTTCGGCAACCTTTTCCAGAGCATCGGCAGCTTCATTCAGAACCTGGTGAGCGGCTTGGGTAATGTGGTGTCCGGCCTCTTCAGCGGTGGCGGCGGTCTCCTGTCCGGTATCTTCAGCATGTTCGGCTTCGCCGGCGGCACACGCAATGCGTCGCCCGGCTGGCATTGGGTCGGCGAGAATGGCCCCGAGCTTCTGAAATTCGCCGGTGGCGAGAAAGTGGCGCCCCTGGGGAAGCTGCAGAGCTATGGCATGACCGGCTCCAATGCAGCGCGCTTGGGTAATAGCGGCGGAGGTAAACTCAAGATCGAGTTTCAGGACAATGTCGGCGTGCAGCGCCGCGTGGAGCGCTCTAGCGGCCCGGATGGTGATACGCTGCGAGTCATGATCGATCAGCAAATCGACCGGTCGATCGGCTCCGGGCGGTTCGATAAGTCGTTTGCCGGACGGTATGGCGCCCGACCCACAATCACAAAAAGAGGGTAAGCATGAGTGGCCTCCCAGTCGTCGAAGCGATTTTGTCGGAAACTCCGACCGTTACCGCCCTCGTAAGCGATCGGATTTTCTACACGGTTGCGCCCCAAGGGACAGCATGTCCCTATGTCGTGATCATCGGCACGCTCGAGCGCGATGAGCCCATGCTTGAGGGCCAGGCACAGTATCCTGAGGGACTGGTCAATGTCGTTTGCTACGCTGACAATTTCCCAACTGTCGAGAGCCTGGGCAATGCCGTCATCGCCGCCCTGCAGGACGCGTCCGGCACGTGGCGCGGCAGGGCCGCAACGCTGATGCGCGACGATGTCGACGGGTTCGATTATCTACCCGCCGATCGCGTGCATAGGCGGATTGTTGGGTTTCTTGTCCGCTTCCGCTGACAGGGCAATGCAAGCCCAGCAGGCCACGTCCTCAGGTTATTCTGCCCAGTTGGGATCCGAGATCAACGAGATCTCTTCGATATCTCTCCTCTTTGGATCGGCATCCTCTGCCACGACCAATGGATCGAGATTGGGATATTCAGACGGGACCGTGAAGTGCCCCAGGTCAAGCAGTTCCATTCCCATCTCACCTGGAGCAATGTTGCTGTAGTCTCCCCAGGTTTTGATATCCGGGCGGCAATTGATGATGGTGCCGCCTTTTCCGAACTGCACGTTGTTGTAAGAGACAGCGGTGGGCTTAGATCCCATGCGAACTCGTCGGCTTATCCAATCATATAAACCTGATGTCGCATCGATCTGAACCTTTTGTGCCACCCACACGCCTGAAAGCTTGAAGCGGATCACGAGGGCGACGACGAAAGTGACTTCGCCGCCATATTGACACGGAACTGCACGCCCAAACCGAAACGAAAGCTGGTGCGAACCGCTAACCACGGGATTATTTGCGACAAACAAGAAGACACGATGCTGAAGCCAGGACTTCAAGGAAAGGCCCTCGAATGTCAGCGCATCAAAGTCGGTGATTTTTGGGGACGGCCCGACGAATTTCACGTCAATGTCGGCAGTCCAGGGCGTTAGGTTGATCCGCCGAATATAGACCTCGTCGACGACGGCATAACGAATCCGTTTATCGGCTTTCTTCATCACGCCGACCAGCCCGATGCCAGACCTTCGCGCCTTACGAATGGCGTCAGTCGAAAAGCCGGCATTGCTACAGATCAACGACAAGTCCACGCCCAAATCACGATGCTTTGACTCGACGGCATCAACAGCGCCGATGCCGATTGGACGCTTGGCAGGATTGTAGTCCTTGCACTCGATTTGAACCCGGGTTGGACGGCCCTCAACGTTGCCGGCGATCAAGACATCAATCTCGCGCAGTCCGTCTGGTCCGCTCACCCATTCGCTAACCGTCACTTTTGCCGCTGGTTCGAACTCGCGCGCCACGTCCGCAACGAGATCTTCGAATTGTCGGCCAAGCTTTGCCAT